GACCTGATGTTTTGTGTGGCCCTGGACGCATCACACCTGGCAGCCACCCAGCCCAGCTTGGGGCATTCCTTCTTCAAGAGCGCCACGTCATCCATCAGTACTTGGTAGCTTGTGGGCGTGAGCACTATGTCATCATTTGCCACAACGACAGAGTCAAACCCGTCAGCAAAGACCTTGTCGATCACCTCGTTGTAGCACTCGCCAAACGTGGATGCATCGCCATATATCTGGTGATCGGCATCATAGAATTCAAGGACTGACTCAGGGCCGCGCAAATAGATGGGCACCTGGCTGGCGTACTCGCGCACGCTCATCATCATCATCTGCAAGCACTTGCCCTTGACGGTGGCAACAGCAATCGGGGCGATCAATCCTTGGCCTCGACATTGATCGTGATCAGCGAACCCATGCCGGCAGACCCCATGTCATTGCCGCTGTACTCGTCTTCGTCCATGTCTTCGTCTTCGCCCTCTTCGCCCTCTTCGCTGCCAGCGACCCAGGCGTCACACGTCCGGCTGGCGGCACACTTGAAATCAAAGATCTCGCAGTACCCAAGGTCACCGGCATCGATCATGGCCCAAGGGTCACCCTCGTCACCAATACCCTGGGCGATGCACTTGAGCATCGATTCATCTTGATTGAATGCGGAGCAGTTACCGCATCGACTTGTCTTGGCGTCCTTGATGCTGACTTCCCACTCGTCAGCCTTGTCCTTCCAAAAACCAGTGTTGGGCAGTGCCGGGTTCTCTGGGCCGTACTCGGCAGAGTCGATGGCCTTGCCCCGGTTCTTCAGGTTCACCGTGATGTTTTGAGTGGCCGTGGGGCACTTGGCACCATTGGCCTTCATCATCTGCTCGGCTGCGCGTTCATAGTCTTTTGTTGCCATAGTCGTTCACCACTTTAAATTATTCACCACTTAACGCGGTTACTCCAGTAGGCCGCAGACATCTTGCCCTTGGCAATGTTTTGCGCGTGCCTGGCCTTGAATGCCTCATTCCTCTTGGACCCGTCAGGGGAACCAGTTGCCCCCTGTTGCCCAAACCTGATGAGCTTGACCTCGTCACCAGACTTTGCCAGCACAGCATGACTCTTGGTCTTGTGACCAGGCGTGCGCTTGGGGGTGTTGTAGCCTGAGAATGTCTCAGATCCGCGCTTGATCATTTCTTCTTGGCCGTCTTGGCTGCCTGCTTGAAAGCCTTGGCCGTGGGGGCGCCGGGCGAGCCAGGCTTTCGCATCTTCTCTTTGGAGCCAGCCGCGATGCGCTCACGCTTGGCCGCGATGTTGGAGTACAAACCGGGCTTCATTTCATCCCCCTGGTCTTCATGTTCTTGGCAGTGCGTGAGCCGCGCATAGGCATCTTGGCCTCAGACATGGCAATTGCAATGGCTTGCTTGGGGTTCTTCACAACCTTGCCGCCCTTGCCAGAGTGCAGGGTTCCAGACTTGTACTCACCCATCACCTTGCCAACTTTCTTTTGCGCTTTGGTCATCTTCATGCTTGCCCTTTCAAAAAATGAGTTGTTGGGGAGGGATTACCAGCGGTGGCGCAAGCACTCCACAGAGGCGGCAACCACATGAACCATCCAACACACTTCCCCCCAATTATGCAACCCTTGGCAGGTTCCTGCGCAAAGGCTGCGACCACTTCCCAGACATGCTCGACCCATACATCCCGACAACAGCGTCACTTGCAAACGTCAAGCAAAACGCATCAGCCCGGTCAGGGGACGGCAGGCCGCGCTTCCTGATCTCATCTTTGCCCTCAATCTGGATCTTCCCGCTGGACGTGAATGAGTAGCGCACTGTCGCCAGTTCCGCGATCAAAGCCTCATCCTTGGGCATCCGACAGTCACGCGCCTCAAGCCATGCCTTGGCCTTGTGCCAGAGTTCTGCTTTCAGGTTTCTGTACGTCTGGCCCATGGCGGGGGATTCCGACACATTGATCCCGCGAGCAGGCAAACCCAGCTCACGCAACCTGTCAACCACACCGGCGCCCAAGCCAATTGAGTCAACCAAGATCTCTGCCGGTCTGGAGCTTGGCATCAAGACCTCCCACTCAGCGACAACGGCACCTGTCAACTGCATCAGATCGAGGTTCTTCCATGTCCTGATGGGTTCAGTGACGGCGTTACCCTGCCTCTTGCACAAGGCTGACTTGTCAGACCCAAACCGGGCAACGTCCAAGCCCCAGACCATCCTGGCGTGTTGGCTGGCCTCAACGTCCCGGTTGGAGGCCATCTCCAGCAATTCCATGGGGATCACCGTGTCATCGTCAGATCTGGGGAATTCACCCAAGACCCTGATGCGGTAAGCGTTCGACTCTTCACCGTAACGCGCCTTCATCTCTTCAATGTATTCCTGACTCACTTGAGGTGAGTCAGCGCACGCTACCTTCATGGTCACCCAGTCATCAGCAAGCCGGTTGTGGGTGTCATAGAAGAATCCTGAGCTGCGCACCGGGTTGCCCAGCAGCAAGGTCACGGCATTGTGTCCCGACATGGAGCCACCAGCGGCCTCGAATACCTGTTCGGGGATACCACTGGCCTCGTCCCCTACCAGCATCACGTTGTCGCTGTGTACGCCTTGCAGGGCTTCGGGCTGCTCGGCGCGTGATGTCCTGGCAGAGATGAACGCTTCGGTGGCGGCATCCTTGACCTCGATGCGGTCTTGCTTGACCTCGAGCTGATCCTGCAAGAGTTGCGGCATGGCCTTGATCCAGCGCTTGAGTTCCGCAAAGAGCGCGTCATACAACTGGCTGGAGGTGGGGGCCGTGACCACAATCTTCACCGGGAACCGCAAATGCAAATACCAAAGCATCGCCCATGCGCCAGCGGTTGATTTGCCCACACCGTGGCCGGACCTGACAGAGATGCGGCGGTTGCCCTTGGCAATGTGCATCAGGAATTCTGCTTGCCAAGGGTCAGGGGTGACACCAAGCACTTCTTGCACGAACCTGACAGGGTTGTTCTTGTAGAGTCTTACGAATTCGACAAAAGGGTTCTGGGTGGGATCCAGCGTTGTCTCAACTTTTTTTATTTTTTTTGGGACGCTGGGCGCGATGGAGGCCGGGGTAGGGGGGTGGGTCATGGTCGGTGTTTGTTAAGGTGCTGCATCAGCCTGCCCCCCGCCGCGAGCGCAAAGGGGGGGGTCGGCGCGGCCAGCAAGCCAGCACCGGCGCGGCCAGCAGCCTGTGTGCAACTTACACGCGCCTGTGGATTGCTGGTTAGTGACTGCTTGCGCTCAATGCCGCATGGTTGCTTGAATTGGCTGATCGTTACCAAAAGCCTAATCGTTACATTGTCCATTATGTTAAGTTATTCCATGCCTGCACCAGTGCTTATGCACAGAAATGGCAGTTATCCACAGGCAATCACTGCTGATCTGTGGATAACTATGCACTTATTTGCCCTCGCCTGTGGATAACTCGGCCTCGATGACCTCTGCGTGGCGCAGCGCGTCCATTCGCATTGAGCCGATGTTGATCTGGACCTGCGCCTGTTTGGCCCCGTAGACGCTCGGTTTCCACTTCTCAGCCAGCCACTGGCGCGTCTGGATGCGGACGCGAGCGTGCGCGGCGTGCTCGGGATCGGCGCTGTCCGCTATCGCCAGCGTCTCGCACGCAAGCTCATCGGCTGCCTTGGCGCGCGCACGCGCAATCATATCATCGCGGTCATTTTCCTCGATCCATTTCTCGAGTGCCCTGCGCCCGATCCCAAGCTCATAGCAAATCGCTGAGATCGGCTTGCCAGCCTCGAACATGGCAAAGACAAGGTCCTCCGGCAATTCCTCAAGCAGCTCAAGATCCCGCCGCATCTTTGGTCTTCCAGGCATGTTTTCAGCCCTTTCCAGCGCGTTTAACGCGATCGAGTACCCAACCCCAGCATCTGGCACAAAGTGCCTTAAATCGATTGATTGTGTCCATGCTTAAATTTCTCCGCTGTTTTGCTATCGAACATTTTAGGTGCCTTGGATGGCGCTGAAATGTCCAGGTCGTTGACAAAATCATCAAAGCCCGTTGCACCCCCCAACTTCTCCACCTTGACCACCACCGGGTCGTACTTAGCGTACCTGATCTTTGCCTCGACCACTGCCTGGTTGATCTCAGCCTCAATCAGCAGCTCGATCTCATCCATTGACCAGACGTGCTGCCCGGTAACGTCTGGCCGGTTTTCCCGATACCAGGCTGCATCTTGCTTAGTGGCAACCACCACCATCAGCTTCCCATCTTTGCCAACGTGCTCAACCGCGCCCACGGCTGGCCGCACAGGCACTTCGTGCTGGACTGCCCAGGCCTCGAGCGCCTGGTAAGCCCTGACCATGCCTGCTGCTGACTTCTCCAACCTTTCCCGGTCCTTGTCCTGACAGGCCTGCCAGACCCTTTGCTGCTGCGCGTGAAACTTCTCCATAAAGTTAGCATCTGCCAACTTTTGCAACCGATCAGTTCCCCAACGCTTGTCGCAGTCCTTCTTCACTTCTTCCAACTTTGACAACCATGACCCCATCGCCAGCTCAAACTCTGTTGCTGGAAACTGCACCGCGATTCCGCGACTTGGCATCCGACTTTTGCCCTGACTGCTTTGCACTGGTTTCATTTTTTCCCTTTTCAATTAAATCGACTTCGGTGACCACGTTGGTGAGTGAGTGAATATGGGTGTCTTATAGACACACCCCATATTCACTCACCAAACTCCGCGCAACGTGTTTTCACCATATTCACCATATTCACTCCCATATTCACCATATTCACACCTCTTTTTGAGGGAAATGCTCCTCACCCCCTCCAAACCCTGGATCTGCCTGTAATTTAAGCATCGTGGCC